AGATAAATCAAAGGTGTATGTTCCTGCGGTTAACCTTATTCTCCAACTAACACTACCACCAGTTGCAGTTGCTGGCATCTTGATAGTAGCAGTAGCAGAAGCCAAATCAATCCACTCATCATTCTGCCATACTTCCAATCTAACCATTTTCTGCACTTTAGGATAATTCAGTTGTATGAATCCTATGTAGTCCTTCCATTGTTGTGTAGGATAATGTCGTTGTCTGTGTCCCTCAAAGGAGGAATACTCATCACGATAGATAATTGGTCTATAGGAGTGCTTGGTAGAATCATCTATCTTCTCTTCTGCTCTCTTGATTAATTTACCTACTTCTGCTCTAGTAGGTGTAGTATAATCCGTAAACGATTCTATCTGTAGTAGATTAGACACATCGGTGTGAGTAGTGTAATACCCATTACCAATAGTGTAGTTCGGATTAATAGAAGTGTAGTCACTTGGTGAGGATACCTTGCCCATGTTATGCCCTTCCCTTCATCTGTTGATAATTGTATTCAATTCTTTTCAATGCTGTCATGGTCTTGCCTACTTCCTTATCTGCTTTCATGTCCGGTGTAGAACTCTTTCTACCGCGTTTGTATGAAGTGTCAATCTCAATGATTGTGTCCTTGCCTTCGGAAGCAGATTGCTTCAGACTTGTTATGTTAAGAATTGCAAGGGTCTTGAATACTGGTTCTAATTCTCTTCCTGACCTATCACCAACAATTTCCTCGCTAAGTGTTTCCTTTGCTTCATCTGATATTGATATTGAATCGAATATGCTCTTACCATCCATGTTGTAGGCATCCACACTAAGACCACCAAGGTTTCCATACTTCTCATGTAAATCTTGAATCTTAAATTGGAAAGATAGGTTTCCTTTAGGGTTGTATGTTAGTGGTATGGTATTCCCACCACCAATCTTGTATCCAGATTCTAATGCCACAATGAGATTCTCTAGGAATGGAATTAAATCAACATCTTCCATATTATGTAGAGTATCCCACTTTACTTGATGTTCAGATAAATCCCATTGACTATCCTTATCGTCAAGGCTATTGCGATAGGACTTCAAATCTGCTACTAACTCTTTATCATCAGAATAAGAATCCAATAAGCGGTTTATCTGGAATCCTTTCATTGCCCAATCTTCATATGCACCAAGTAAGAACAATATGGCTCTCATATGCACATTCCATTCTGTTCCTACTTCCATGTCTTCTCCACGACCTGCATGCATGCCCTTTAGAGCCTGTAAGAATTTTTTATGAGAAGGCTCACCACCAGAAAGCCAATTCGATTTTTGATATTTTACGGTTGCAACACCTAACTGTAATTTACCGCCTTCAGGAGTAATAGTGCTTAGAAGTAAGTCTCTCAAAGGATTTCTTGTATCTTCCTTGACTAATAGTGCCGTTTCAATATCAGCATATGTCAATGTTAGTTCATTCTCTTCAATGTGTTGAAACAGAGTATCTGCATCAGTTGCCTTCTTTTCCTTTCCATCAAGAGTATGTAATTTGAATTTCAAATCCTCTGGATATTCTCCACTAACTTCAACATAGTTCAAGGATTTACTACCGACTGTCTTTTGGTCTGTGAGACTGAAAGACTTGAGCATCTTTTCTGTTGTCTCTCCTTCACCTGCTGCAAATGCTTCTAATGCTTCTTCTTCTGCAATTTCTGCTCTCTCAAAGTAATCTCTGATTTTATTACCATATTCTTGTTCAGTTTTCTTATCGAGGTCATCTTTAATCTCATTTAGTATTTCCATTGCTTTAGTCTTATTTTCAAGGTCAGTGTAGGCTTCACTATCCTCAGCCATCATTTCATCTAATTCACTTAGTTTCTCCTTAACTTCCTCAGTCAACTGAAGAGCGGCTTCAACTTCCTTTATCTCAAATTGCCATTCATCCTTTTCATCATCATAGTAACCATGTTGACTCATTACTTCCTTGATGTATTCCTCTACGTTGATTGTAATCTCATTATCAGAAACTGAGATATTATCCATGAAGGTATTGAACAGTTTATTTCCCTTGACTAGATTAACTAATTCTTCTCCCTTGTCAAATTTGTCTAATAGGAATTTATCTCTATCGAACCGTGTGCCTTTAGGTTCCCCAGTTACTCCTTCTCCTCTCTTATATCCCAACGCCCTGCTTACCTTTCTCTCATTAGACAAGTCTTTCATTGTCAATTCTCCAAGTTTAGATACATCTATTGGTATCTTGTCTAGATATTTCTTTTGTTGTAGAGCAGAAATCATCACCCCTACAGGTTCCTTATTCATTTTACTCAGAAGCCTGTCTATCTCCATCTCATATTTACGCTCAGTAAACAAGTAATCTCTAGGATTGTATTTGTCAAAGTCATCTAGTTCTAACTCCAATAACTCAGGAGTCATCTTAGCCGAGTTACTCATTAGTTTGGTTCTTGGCTTACCCAAGTCCTTGAATGGATATGCTGCTATCAACGCGAGGAATGCGTTATCCATGAACTCCTCAAAGTCATCTCCTTGTGTCAAGGGCGAGAAGGCAATGGTTCCTTGTGACAGGCCAGCAAGTTTTCCGGGGATTTTCATTATCCCTTTTGGAGCCTTAACAATAACCATCCATACTACCCCACCTTAAGCAAGCCACTTAGCCCATGCAAGCCCTTTACTTACGGCGTTAGCAAGACCAAGACCACTGGCTGGTGGAGTATAGGACATCTGACCCGTTGCTGGGTCTATCCAATATGGGTTATTCATGTTATCATAACCAGCAGGTGGAACAGGATAACCAGATTGGTTGTTGAATGCCTGTTGCTGTTGCATCATAGCATTGTTCATCTGGACAGAGGCATTACCACCTTGTATCTGTGATGGGTCTACTCCACCCGGATTTATTGGTTGTCCCTGTCCCGGCATTGTTTGCATTTGTGCCATTTGCTGTTCTTGTGGCATAGTGAATCCCTGTGCTTCCAGATACTGTGTCTTAGCCATTCTGCGCTGCATAATGACTTCTGAGTTTATTGCACTTGCTAGTAGAGTCTGCAAGTCTAGTTGTATGTTAGCATCTGTTATACCTTGTAAAGCCGCAGTGGAATCTGGACTTAGAGATAGATTACCACTAGCAGTAGTAACAAATTCCAAGTTAGTCAATACTTGGCTAACTACTCTCTCGGTTACATCATTCATTAGTTGAGCCAATGCCATTAGAAATGCTTCACCGTGATATTGGAAGAAATCCTCTACATGGTTCTCCTGTAATGTCAACAGGTTGTTCATTGTCTTGAACTGTGCCTGTTGATTTGCATTCATCTGACTGTATATTGTAGAGTTACTTGTTCCGAATAGTCCCATTATGCCTCACCCTCCGACTCCTCGGATACTGGTATCTTTGCGCCCTCGGTCAATAACACTTTCAGTCTTTCGCTAATGGCATCGGATTCTATCAACAACCTGAACATCTCTTCTTCACCAGTTTCTATTTCAGCATTAGGCGGTTTAACAACCCAACCAACCGAAGTTAGAGAAAGAATATCTGCTTGTTTGAGGGTTGTCATTGGTCCGGTCATTGCTGCTAATGGATTCAATGAAGGTGCTTTAGGAATATACGCACTAAATGAAAGTCCGTGTTCCTCTGCTAGAATTTGCTGTTCTAGATATTCATATTGTCTGTGAATACCTGCATGCTTCTCACAGTATGTTCCTCTCATCGGATATCCCTTGCGAACCTTATGTAGTGGAAGTGGTGGTCTGAGATTATCACTAGCATCCCATACCTTGTGAGTTCCACATACTACACATCTATCCTTGATGTTATACTTGAACTTGTAAGGAACCTTCAGGAATGTTTTACATTCAGGCTTGAGAACCTTGATTATCTCCTTCAATTGCTTCTTAGGTTTTACGTTCTTATACTCATATTGCATTAACGCACCAGCAGCCCTAGCAGAGTCTAGTCTATCCATAAACGCTGTATTACTTACCGTTGTGTTAGTTGCGCCAATCAAACTCGGAGGTTGAAATGACATTGACATGGGTATACGGAACTAGTAGTCCCTTATCATCGTTAGGACACCTCTGTAAACCATTTCTGAGTCAGTTTTGGCACTTACAATGTATTTGTAGCAAGGAATACCTTTGTCATTGAGTTTCTGTATCCCATCTCTAAAAGCGGCAAATATGGGGTGTTGCTCTATTGGGCCATTGAAGTCATACTTGTCTTTCCACAAATCATACTTGTTTGCCCAAATTCCTACTGCTAAAGGATAATCAGAATCTCTTTTCTTCTTTCTTTTTCCATTCACGTTCCATTCTGTGTTACAAATCGTATCAGTAAGAAATGTCCAACAGAGTTGTTGTTCAATATCAAAGTGCTTATCCATGTGTCTATCGTCAATCATGAAGATTACATATTTCACATGGCGTTTCCTCATATCGTTTACCCAATCATTCCAATATACAGTCTGTCCACCTATGTCAGCAGTTTTGACTGTATGAGCATCACCATCTAGTTTGATGTATTTGCGTGTGGCCCTTTGCACTCCAACTGTCCTAGTCTTGATATCAGGAACATCTCCTCTAGTTCTGAGTTGATGATTCAAGGTAGTCTTCCCTGCTTGCGTAGCACCATAGATACCGAAGTTGATAGCATGGACACGTTGGTAGAGTTTATTCAGTCCTTCGACAATCAATATGGCGAACCCCGCCATTACTGACATTCAATCACCACAGATGATTCCAAAAGTCTACTACGCCATTCCATGCCCATGAGAGAGTATTAATCCCATAGACTGCTAATGCTTGACCTATAACAAAACTAGCAAGACAAGCAACTCCACCCCAAAACCAAAATCTAGCGCGTAAGAACCAGATATCAGCAGAGTGCGCTCTTTGTAGGTCGTAGGCGAGGGTAGACTCATCCATTCCGAATAGGATTTCGCTGACCATACATATGCCTCACTTCTACTCTTCTATTGTTAGGAACTTAGGGGTTACCGTTTCCTTCTTTGGTTCTATGGTTGGTAGGTTACTATCTCCATAAGCAGGATTCAGAACATTAGGATTGTATTGCTGGTCAAACTGTCGCATAGACTCCCTGACTCTCCTCTTGTTCTCTTCTTCTCGTTGCTTCCTAGACCAATAGTTAGTTATTGCACGTTGAAGTAGTTGCTCTTCAATCATATCTCCTAAGAACACATCAAAGAGAACCTTAACCATCAATATAGCCCCAACCGTGCTAACACCAAACAAAACCGCATGTGCTTCTGCACTGTAAGGGAAGGTCACTCCATAGATAGAGTAAGCAAATACGTTTACTCCACTCATTGCTCCTACGAACAATATCGCCATTATCGTCTTCGTATCATTTTCTAAACTTGGCATTTTTATTCCTCACGCATAGTTAACTGTCACTTGACAACTGCCACTACCTGTTATTTCAACATATAGTCCTTCGCCCATGATAGCCCCATGCATGTCGTGTTCATGATTGAACACATTAGCCCCACTGTTGTCGGACTTAGTGTATATTCTCAACACTTCATCAGAAGATGCCGTTGTCGCATCGTGACTATCAAATATTTTTATTACATTTGCTGCATTAGCAATAGAAGAGACATGAACACTGACTAACTTACATCTGTTAGGGTGAACAATGGTGCTTGCAGCAAAACTCTTGCTAGTGTTACAAGCCGCGCTCACTCTTCCACCTCGGATAATGTCTCAATCAAATCCGCCTTTTTCCCATCTGTAGATAGGTTTCTCTCTTCAAGCAATACCTTTAGTTGCTTGACGGTGAGTGTAGAGAGGTCTTCTGGTAGAGGCTTCAAGAGTTTTTCTTCCTCTACTGGCTCTTCTACTTCTTCCTTTACTTCTTCCTTTACTTCTTTCTTCACAGGTTTCTCTGCTTTAGGCTTACTCTTGAAGAATGACCTGCTTTTACCAAAGAGTTTCTCAGCCATGGTCTTACCATCGTCTTCCTCTTCGACATCATAATGAGGAACTAACTGTGTTCGCTTGTAGTCTGACAAGCCGATAAGGTCTTTCTTATCTGCTTCTGTCAGTTCTACGCTAATCTCTCTAGAACCAAGGATATTAATTGCAAACCCTAGAGGCATCTCTACGGGTTCAACACCATTAACTTCGTATGTCTCTCCGCCATACCTCATCACAATCGGCTTTACGCTTCTTTCCTTTAGCATGACTTTAGCCATAATCTCACCATATATTGGGGGGTAGCGACCCCCTTCCTGATGCTCTAGGAAGAGGGCCACTACTTTATGTTTTACTCAGAGTAGCCCGTAGACTCTAACTCTTACAGAGCCGTAGTCAACAGAGCCACCTTCAGTGTTTGCGCCGGAAGCACCTATTATGGTGTTCAACTTGAAGGAGTTACCAGCAGCATATGCGCCAGTAGCACTTACTTCAGGAACAACGAAGGCGATAACCGAGTCTTGTCCGGTTACCATTACCTGCGTTATCCTATCCAAGCCGAGACTTGCGGCAGTTACACTTAGTCCACCGGATGCATATGTTCCCATGTCGATGAGAGCATCAACATAGTATTCATCTCCGGATACCTTCGGTGAGGTCATACCTTTGTGGTCTTCAAGTAGGGTTACTGCAACAGCCACTCAATCACCTCAGTAGGACTTCAGGTTGGTTATCTTACCTTGGCCTCTGAAGAAGGAGCAAGCAGTCTCACCCATGGTTCTGTATAGACCTTGGTTACCCAACTTGCCAACACCGAATGGGTTGCCGTTAGTGATACCATCCTCAAAGTATTGAGTAGGCTTCATCACTGATAGCCACAGGTGGTCTGTGTCTAATATCAGTATGTCACTTAGTCCGTTGGTTACTGCGCTTGCCGTTGTTGATGGCATGTCCTTCGCAGGGATGATGGGTATGTCGTAGTATGTTGCCACACGGAAACCGACTTCTGCACCCTTCGGTCCTCTAACACCGTTGTGCGTAGGCACAATCTCCTTCCTGTCCATGAACCTCTCTTGGCTCTGTAGCAGGTCAGATATGTGCTGTATGGTGTCGTATCCAGTTACGATGACCTTTGGGTTACCGCCGTTCTGCCTGAGTCTCCTAATCATGTCGTTAAGGAGGGTCAGTGTTAGCACCCTGCATCCACCAGTGGTGTATGCTGTTCCGTAGTCCACCTCTGCGTCAAGGAAGGTAGGGGAAGATGTGACTGTGATAGTCTCGCTTCCGTGGCTTCCTCCAACGGTTGCAACCCTTGCATCTCCGAACAGTCGTAGTAGTTCGGGGTCTACAGCAGGGGTTCCGCCAGTTGTTGCATTTGTGTTCACTAGGTCATCTAGATACATCTGCCCAATCTCAGCAGCCGAAGCCACTATCTTCATCAGGGAAGTGTAGTTCCTGTCGATGTTGACGTTGTTCGTGTCAGTGTCATCATACCTCTCAAGCGGAGTCAGCAACATTACGTTCTGTGTCTCTGCGTGATGCTTGCCCATGTCCTCACGGACAATGGCGCGGATGTCACCTACACCGTCATCGATAGCAGCCATCTCCATACCAAGTTCCGAGAACTCAAACTTGTGAGCAATCGTCTTCGGACTGATGTAGAGTTTGGTGTATTCGGGAGACAGAGCGGCTATGTTAGATAGCGACTCGTTCTCAGGAACTCCACCAATGTCGTCTGCTGCCGGAGAAGCATCTCCTGCTGCTCCGTTGCCTAGAGAGAATGCTGCATTAGCACCACCCTGTGGCCTCGACTTCAGGACTCTCCATCCGGAGGAAGTGTAAGGTCGCTTTGCCATCATCGAAAGTGCGTTAACTTCCTGATTCAGCATTGACCAAACCTTCTGTCCGTATAGGACACCATACAGGTCACCTAGACCGCTTGCTGCGGTAAAGGGGTTACCTGATGCGTCATCGTGAGGCGTTCCAAATCCTCCGACAACTCCTGCGCTCTTTAGTAGGGCATTGCCGTGAGAACCCCTAAATCCATAGGTAGCAGCCTCAAGGTCTTTCATCGTCTTTATGTATCCACTCATATTCAATCACCTCTCGCTAGGTCATGTATATCTGCCCAAGAGAGTCCGTGTGCCTCCTCAACCGAAGTTGGGAAGTTGTCAGGCATCTCAAAGGAGACTTCCGCAGCCTTGCGAATTTCGCTTTCGTTCTTTTCAGAGAGAGACTTGCGGAGTTCAGCAAACTCGGTCTTCAGGTCAGCAACATCTGAGCGAGCATCATACTCTGCTCTCTCTGCTGCCGACTTCTTGACAGATAGTTCCGATTGGAACCTTGCACCGAAGGTCTTGCTTAGGTTGTCGTAAGCCATTCTCTCCAACTGCTCTGCCCTGAAAGCCTCATACGCTTTCTCCACATTCTCTACGCTAAGGTCGAGGGTGGTGAAGTCACCCGATTCTAGACCCTTGGATACTGAGAGGGCGGCAGGTGCTGCCTTTGGCTTCCCGCCGCTAACAACTTCCTCACCAGCCTCATAGTCTCGTGTGGTGTCCTCATCGAGTGCCTTCTCCTCAGAATCCATGTCCTCCTCATCGTCTGCCTTCATCTCCTCGTCAGCATCCTCTGAGTCGCCTTTGTATTCCATTTTCTCATCCAGCATCTCATCTTCTTCTTCCTTGTTGAGTTGGTTAACTTGCTTCATCAAGTCGTTCAACTCCTCAAGTGCTTTTTCCAGTTTTTCACTCATTTTTTCTTCACCTCCAACATCTTGTTTCAAAATGTCGAATTTTGCTTCCGGGTTTATTCCTTTTTCACAGATTGTTACTTCATGTAGTTCTAACTTGTCTATTTCGTTATACTCTCCATAGTCGTCAGATGTTCTCTGCTTCTTAGAAATTGCTTGCCCTCCTATACTAAATGACCTAAGTGTTCCTTTCCTTATGCCTCTGTTAATTTCCTTTGCCTTTTCTATGTCATCTCTCATCTTGATAACAACATAGAAACCAACGTCATCTACTCCTGTCTTATGGAGAGTGCCGTTTTTGTCCCGATATTTCTCTACTACCTCCCCTACCTGAACATTTGAATGGTTTGACATTACATTTCTGTATTTCTTTTCTCCCATGTATTTCTTGACTGCATCATCAAGCGCATCTATAGTAATCAAATCGTTTTGCTTGTCAACGATTTCTATTGATGCGTATCCTCCAATTATTAGTTCATCTGATTTTAGTATTGTAAATTCGTAGTCATTATCGGCTTTCAATAACATATTAGGTGAGACTAACATTTCTCAAAGAGCCTAAACTCTTACTATTTAACTTACACTGTGTTTTCATCTGGAAATTCCAAATCTGCATACTTATCTTCAGTAATATCCCACAAGTCATTATCATCTTTCAAGTCCAACATGTCTTGCTTCTTCCCTGACCAAACAATCCAAGTTTTCTTCTCATCTACTGGGACAACTCGTATGTGGAATCTAGTTTGGAACTTCTCACCTTCTAGTTTGTATTCGTGATAGCCATCTTTCTGCACACCAAGAATTAACTTACCGCTATCTATGTTTTTCTTGTGTTCACCAAGGTTCTTTCCAACAACGGCTGGGAACTTCTTAGATTTACCAAATAGGTCGTAGATGTCTTCTGCATCCTCGATGTTTATCTCCCAAAAGTTTCTCTTATCATTAACATCAATAATCATATCTAGATTACCGTCTTCCCTTAGAACAATATCAAACGTTCCTGTGTCTGCTTTTTTTTGAATGTCCTCGACATCCTTCTCAAGAACATCCTCCAATGCCACAAACTTGTTAGGTGGCTCAAATCTCAAGGACTCTTGTTTTTTCAACCAAGATAGAAGCCTGTTTGAAGAACCACCGAATACTTCATCATAAGTCTCAGCATGTTCCTTCTCTACATAATCAATTATCTTGTCCATGGTTGTTGGTTCATTGTCATAGGTGTCAATCAACTCGTTTCTAATCGCAACTCTAAGTTCCGAACGCTTAGTCTTGATTAGTTCTTCCAACTGTCCCTTCCATACATCTATGTTGTAGAGTGCATTCTTTTGCATTAACTCATCACCGCTAAAACCATAGATAGTGAATCCATCAAAGTCGGTCTTGAGAATTATCTCCGCAGTTCCGTGTATGTTGTCTGTGATGTAATAGCCCTTCTTGGTATCCTTACCATTCTTCTTTTTCTTAGGTTCCTTATCCTTAAGACCAGTCATCACATTGAATGGACTAAGAGTTTCCTTGATTCCTATTGTCAAATCTGTTGCTAGTGATTTCTTCGTCTTAGTAGATAATTGCTCTAGCGTATCTATCTTATCAGATTCAGTAACCTCTGGTATCTCTATCACCTTAGCAGAATACAGGCTAAATCCATCTTTGCCCTTCTTGACCTCATCAACCTTCACCCTGACAATATCCCCAACATCTACCTTCTCCTTCGTGTTGAGTGCCTTACCAACTGCAAGGTAATCCTTACCATCCATCTCTGTTGTCTTGTAAGTCCTAGCGGTTTCAGCGTTAACAGGGCCAATACCCATGGTGTATGAATACAAATTACTCTTTGTCTTCTTCTTCTCTAGGACAACCACATCCAAGTCAACGAACTTCTTCCACTTAATCCACTTGGGGTTCTTCTTGCTACCAGTATGATAGGTAGACTCAATGTCCTTGATGACCACTCCTTCTGATGCTGGTAGTTCCATTATGTCCTTTGCATAACTTGCGACTTCCTTCAATGAGTCAGCAGTGCGAGTATCCTTCTTAGATGGGAATGCTAAGTATTCAGAAGAACTCTGACTGAACTGATAGAGGAGAACGTTGTGTCTCTCCCTCAAAGTATCATCATGTATGTCCTTTCCTTCGTGGTGCATTATGTCAAACACATGGGCCTTCAACTCGCCGCCTTTCTTGTTCTTGAAGACATGAGCGATTGTATCTGCTCTGTGCAATGGCTCATCACCATCGAATAGAACCAACTCCCCGTCTAAGATACAATCACCGAATTGCTTCTGCTTCAACTTCTCTACTTGCTTCTCGCATTTGTCTGTGATATCCTTCTTGTTGTAGGAGTATATCTTGATGTCATCGCCCTTCTTGTGAAGTTGGATTCTCATACCATCATACTTTTCTTGAACTAGATACTCACCAGATAAGCCCTTTATCTGCTTCATGTCATCAATCTCAAAAATCCTATACATCGGTTTGTTAGGAACCATGAAATCAATTTCGGCTTTCTCCTCCTCGCTCTTCTCGGCCTTCTCCAAATCTAGTTCAAGAAGTCCTTGCCACTTATCCTCGCTATATGTCTCGTTGTATAGTTCATCCAAGAGTTTCATTGCACCCTTGACCTTCGATTTCATTCTACTAGAGTCCTTGCCCTCTGCCCCATAATGCTCTATGATGTATGTTGCCAAGTCAGATTCTGCCAAGTCCAGTCCCATTACACCATTAGTGAGTTCGTCTGGTTCCAAGTCTGCTTTAGCCCAAACCTTCCGAGGTAGAGCATTAGAGTGTGAGCGAAGTGCGTAATGAAGAAAGGAAACCAATGTGCCTTGGTTATCCAATAGAGCGTCAATCACCTCATCTCCGAACTTCTTGGAGAAGGGGTCGCTAACCTTGTCTGATTGGAACCGCATATCCTTAACGGCTTCATAGACTCTCTTCGCTTGTATCGATTCAGGGTCTTTTGCATCCTTATCGAATAGAGTCTTCTCCTCAAGGTAATCCTTAATCTCAGAAGACAGCGCGTTCAGGGAATCAAAGTCATCCCTTATCTTATCAACGACTTCTGCCCATTCCTTCTGATAGGTTCCTTTATCCTCTCTCGCAGAGAGGTAGGCAAATCGAGTCTGCTCAAAAAAATCCAAGATTGTGCGAGTAAGGTCTTCTTTCTTCTTCTCAAACTCTAGACCAGACTCGACCACACGGAATCACTTCCGTGCCTCTTGCCATCTTCGGAAATTTGGGCCTTCGGTTGAAGAATCCATAATTTGGTCTTTTGACCAACCTTCCTCACCTTCTTCTAGTGGCGACATACCTGTGCGTTCTCGATAGTGTGTGTTCCACGCCCCTACATCTTCATCGGAAACAGAATCCCTGTAGTCTTGCTCAAATGGATATGTCCATGCAGGTTTTTCCTTTTGTAGAATAGCCTTCCACTCTGAGTCTCCGCCATCATCTGCGGGAGGGGCTTGTCCCGGCCCCATATCACCCATGTCCGATAACTCGGAATCCATTACTGCGTCTAATGCTGCCCTAACATCTGCTACTGCTGCATCAAACTCAGAAGTTCCTTCTTCGACTTGACCCAATCTAGCAGATGCTTCTTCTAGTGCTGCCTGAGCATCCATAATTTCTCCTCTCTCATCTGCTTCTCTCTCAGCATCTAGCATGGGGTTAGATTCCTCGCCCCACCTGTTCATTTCCTTGAGAACCGTATCAACTGCCTTTAGAAGAGTAGCCTTACCAATGTAGTTCTTACTGCCTACATGCCCATATCCAGAATGAGCATCATCCTTTGCAACTGGGTTACCCAACTTCTCTTCCTTGGGGTTCTTGTTAGGTCGCTTTGTCTTCACGACTTCTCCCATTGCGTCATCCTTGTTCGGTAAGATACCAAGATGCTTGGCTTCTGACAGAACTACTTTTGCTTTCATTATCGCGGCATAAACTGCCATCTCTTTCGCTTCTACTTTTTCAGGTATTTTCTCACCCCATGTTTTCTACAATATTGTGTATGTCATCCCAATCCATCTTAGCAATCATATCACTTGTTGGTATCTCTCCGGTTGTTTGCATTGCTGGCGTTGGGCTATCAACTACGACATAGCCACTCTTCATTAGTAGATTATCTTTGTTGTAAACAGCCTCTTCTAGAGACTTCACTTTAGAAACTAGTTCTTTCATTAGCAATAGCATTTGGTCATTCGATTCTTCACTCATTTCTTGTCACCTTTCTTCTTTGGATATACCATACTGTAAATTTGTTCATACAGAACCTCGTAGTCCTTACGAAGTTCCGCAGCCGAGGCAACTATTTCTAGGTTCTTCTCATCGAAGCCTTCCATCTTCTTGTTTAGATTCTTGTCTGCCTTCATCATGTCAAGTGACTTCATCTCTGTTATCAGGTCACCAAGTTGAGTCATGTCCTTGCCGAAGAACTCAGTTGGCTGTGCAGATTGCATTAGTTTCTTTATGCGCTTCTTCTGCTTAGGCTCTACCTTCTCTAGTAAGTTTGACTTTAGAAGGATAGATTGCCAACTCATTTCAATCACCTTGTTCTATCAGCCTGAGACATTTCATACATCCTTTGGTCGAAGGTTGTATCATATGCACTATCATAATCATCATAACCACCGAATCCAAATGCTCTGTCTACCATCTCTTCTGCCATTATAGAAAGAGAAGCAATTTCCCTAAGATATTCATCTCCGACTGCTCCCTCCTCAGAATTGATGATTCTTTTTATCTCAGTTACTTTCTGGATAGTGTGGTCTAACCATTTATTTGCTTCATCGTATCTTTTCTGTTCTTTAGCGTAATATTCGTTAAGACCCAAGGGGTCATCTTCTTCATTTTTGATTATATCTTGCCAACTCATGCTTTTTCCTCCAAGTGTTCCTTCAATGCAAGAAGAGCCTCTCTATCCTCTTCACCCCAATCTTCCATTGCGAAGTAATAACCATCTCCACCTGTATACGAACCCAATCGTAGGTCGTTTTGGTGGTCAAAGAAATTTAAGTCGAATTCTACTGTTACCTCATCATCCTCTTCGCTTTCTATGGTCGGTTCCAATGTAATGTAATCTGTGACGTATGTTTCACCACTGTCTCTATATCCATCTAGTAAATCATCGTAGTCACCATCAGGTGTTACCCCACCAACAGCCTCACTGTTCTCCAACATATCAGCCACCTCACCAGCAAGGTCGTTGATGTCTTGCTCATTCTTTATGATAGCCCACCAGTGCATGCGGCTCATTCTTCCTCATCTCCGGTAGGGCTTTCCACTGTAAACTCTTTGTTCTTGTCAAAACTTAACTGTGAGTCTTTCAAGGAATCATTCAGTTTATTGAAAACGCCAAACTGAATAGTAGAAGCCTTTCCTAGTTGCTTCAACAGGAAGTAAAGGAACTCTGCTTTCTCTACATCAGAAGGTGACGCGCCGGACTCTTCCATTGCATCTAGTCGTATCTTGCTGACTAACTTAAAGAAAGACTGTCGAATGGTCTTGGCTTGACTATCATCAGGTAATTCCCCTGTCTCATTATAGGTGTCCCACCAATTATCAATAGCAACTTCTAGGTCTTCTACCATATCCTTTCCTTCAAATTCTTCTAACTCACCAAGTAGTTCCTGTTCTCCCTTGCGAGATGTCAACAACTTCTTCTTGTTCATTCTCATCATGCTGTTGAATACGTCTTCCGACTTCTGCCCATCATACTCAACATACTCCGACCATTCCTTACTTTGGTTATCCCACTCACTATCAGATGTTACCAGTAACTCTCGTATTCCCCTATTGAGATTAGCATTACCGTTCATGAATAGTCTCTGTATGTTAACGAGAAGGGTTTCATCTAACTTCCTAAGCAAGTCTGCTGCTTTGTCCGTAACTCCCGTAGCATGATAGTTGAGCATTCTTTTTACTCTCTTGACAAGTTCTTCTGTCGTCTTCTTCCTATCTGAAAATTTCTGTTCATCCTTACCTTTCTTTCTAGGCTTTTCAATAATGGATTCTAATGTGTCTCCTCTTGCTAACTTTCCATAGAAAGCATTCAGAATCTCGTATATTGTAGTATGATGAGTTATGACTTTCGTTCCAGTTTCACCATATCTTTTTCCTGTTTTCTTATATCCAGTTCTGATATTTGATAATCTATCCTCATCCAAGATTTGTAGAAGAGGTTCTTCCCAACTCTTGAAGTCATCTTGGATTCTCTTAATGACTGCCTTCCTTGGCATCTTTTCTCTCTCACCCATTGGGCTTGAGTCTCTAAACAGATTTGTGAAACTAGAATCCAATTGAACTAATTCTTCTGCTTCCTTATCCATTCTTGATAGGTCATCTACCCAAGCATCCACGCCTTCTGCATTCTTCGTGATATAGAATGCCAACTTAATCCAATCAGGATTTACATCTGAGTTATTCCTAATTCCATACTCGATGGCCTCAGTAACCTCATCTGAAGTCTCGACCTCTCCTTCTTCCCCTATGCCTAACCTAGCAGCAAGGTCTGCTGCTTCATCCACTTCTTCCTCTTTTCTGAGAATATCCATGAATGACATTAGACCACCTAGTAGGGTATATTCTCTGAACGACCCTTAGACTTCTTAGGTAGAATGATAACATCAGGTATGTCATTACTAGCAGGTATCTTCTTCTCTACCGTGCTTGCTGGGTCAACACCCACAACTGAGAAGTCTCTGTTTTTCTCTATGTTGTTCTGTCTCTCTCTTTCTTCGTTTATCTTAGCCCTAGCCAATTCTTTTTCCAAGTCACTTACGCTTTTTTCCGCCATTTACTTTCCTCCAAATATTTCTTGATTCTTTTATCTGTCTCTGCATTCAGTTTGTCAATTTCTTCCTTCCATTCCTTCGCCAATAAGTCTGTTGAGTCAAGGGATTCGTCTTTCGCTCCTTTTATCGACATTTCTATTTCCTGCCTCTTTGGGTAACCCACTGAACCTCTTGTCAGGTCCGACACTCATACTAGGCTTATTTCTGTTTCCTTTTACCTCTGCGGGTTTACCTGCATCTGCCATTGATGGTTTTGTCCCTGCTTCCATCATCTGTCCCATGTGTCCAGCATCGATATTTGTTCCAGCGTATGGGTCTAGTTCTACTTCTTCCTGTTCGCCTTGTCCTTCCATCTCTTGTGGTTCAGGTTTGTAATAGGTGAATCTACCTTCGTCATCCATGTCCACCTCAAATCCAAGATTCTTGATAGCAGCCGCGACATTCACCTCTATCTCTCTCTTCCTCAACTTGGCAATCTCATCCTCTTCCTCAGAAGGTGGTAGTCTTAGTTCCCAATCGGTAATACCGAATTGTAGAACCATGAATGGGAATACATAGTTGTTCCAAATGGTCTGTGCCATCTCGACTGCACGATTCGTTACGAGAACCTGCATGCCCTCGTTGTTCAATCCGCCACTTGCAGAGTTGTCTGCCATGAAGATTTTACTAACACCATAGAAGGCAGATATCCTATCTCTCAAGTCATCCTTGACAGAGATGTAATCCATTTCCTTCAGGCTATCCATGAACTTGACCCATTCAATTGAACCCTTACCGTTCTCTGCCTCTACCCCCATTACAGGAATGAAGTGTGGGTCTTGCTCCATCTTCTCCTTGACACTTCGCCAAAACGACTTCATCGAATCTATATTCCTAGTCTGAACTGCAAGTAGTCCTCTAGGCATTCTTGCCTTGGTGTAAGATGAATTCACATAGTTCTCCATTGCCATTAGGGTTGTCACCATGTTCCATAGTGTAACAATGGGTGAGGTTCCATACAATCGTGAAGGTGAATACTTGCTGAAGTGTATTACTTCACCTTCGATGAAATACTGCTCTTCTCCATTTGCACGATTGACATAGTGAACGGGATGTAAGCCTGAGCCGCATTGTTCACATGTGCCATGCATGTCTTCGCTAACGTGGTCACGATGCTTTAGACATGTGAATCCCTTAACTCCCCTTTCTCCAATTTCATTAGAGTAGATGTGCATAGATACTGGGTCACCTCTGTATATCTCTTTGATTCGATGCATCTTGATACAATTAGTATCATCCATGTAATACTCTTTGACAAGCACTAGATATGCATCATCCATGATATTCAAGTCATCTTCAAGTTCCTTTAACACATCAATGAACATTTGCTCAGAGTTATTCACATATCCCTCAAGGAACTTATGCGCGTAATCCAATTGCTTCTTGTCTGGTTTCTCTAGGTTAGTGGAATCACAATTGGAACAAACATCAACTGGTCCCTTATGTTCTTCACCACAATCCCTACACTTTAGAGCAAACTTCTCTTCCCAAATGTAGCCACGCCTGAATATCTCTTGCTTGAGTTGCGTGGTGCAGGTTCTCACGATGGCGGATTGCTTTGCCAAGTTGTAGATAATCGGAGTAGTGAGGTAATACGATGTATCCTTCTCTTGAATCCCCGGATTGAATACTGTGCGGTCCTGTGGTTTAGGCGTTGTCTGCCTGAACAAATTAAATACTGAAAATCTTCTTTTTTCTTCTACCATTATGCTTCACCCATTACTTTGTGTTCAAATAGATAATCAGATGCATCATCTACTGAACTCCATTCTTCATCTGAAAGTTCATGCTCTTCAGCAATCTCTTCCAAGTCGTCTATAGCCTCATCCACTGGCTTTGTCTTGATGATACCTTCGATTCTATCCATCTCATTCATTTTGGAGTTTTCTTGCAGTTTTCCGATGTTATCTACATCAATGTCAAACTCATTCCAATCAAACCTAGTGTTGTCTTTGTGATTCTCATATTTCATCAACTTGAATAGTTCTTCTCTTCTATTCTTATACCAATCTGCTTTCTTATGGGATTTCTTCATTCTGACTAACTCTAGGAGAATCTCCGCATTGGCCTTCTTCATCTTGAAGTGTGGTAAGCACTTCGACAATACCTCTGTCACATCTGCACCAGAGTAGAAGTTCAATCTATTCACAGGTCTAGTGTCTTGAGGGGATTTCTGGTCTAGATGCAATCTGCCGCATCCGAGGGACTTCTGCATCTCCATCATGAATGCCTTACCTCTATCACCAGTAGCAACTAGCCCAACTCTAGGATTGAAGTTTCTATCCATGGTGATGTAACCGTCTGAGTCTATGAAAGCAGCAGTGTAGGAATAGATGTCTTTCTTGATATCATCCGAGAACTTGTAGAATGCACCATTGACATGAGTGATGTTATTCGTAGTAGCAATCTTTGAGATAATACTAGGGGTGGTTTTCTTGAAGAGATTAATCGGTAGTCTCTCGTGTATTTGTCTAGAAGAAATTCCGGGTTCCTCCGATACGGCTTTGATGATGTGAGAAGAAACAATGTCCTTCTGCGTTACAGGATTGATATGTGATTTTATCAGTCTCTTGAATTCCCTCTTATCCTTCGTCATCTGTTTCGCTAAGGCAGCATATTCAGGACTGAACCCAACGTCATTTCTATCTAACTTGTTTTCCCAATACTTACAGAGGGAGTCAATTAGATTTCTTCTGGTATCTTCATCTGAGATAGTTGACAGTTTGATGATGTGGTCTTCTGTGCAATTCATATCCCTCAATGCTGGTTTGTATTTCGCTATCCAATAGATACTGTCAATGGATTTATCCAAGTGGTCAGAGTATGCTTTGATTAATCCATCAATAGAAGTGGTGATTGCTACTTTCTGTTCACCCTTCAAGGTTCTTCGATGTTTCTTCAATTGCTTAATCATCTGAGGAATGTCATTTCCTTCTATCTGATATTTCTTCAGATTGTTCTTCAACATCTTCTTGGCATCACTAAGAGATACCTCAAACTCCTTTGCGAATTTTTTCTCTATGGAAAAGTGGTCAGTGATAGGAGCAGTGTGCAACCACTTTTGTTGCATATCAGCAGTAAGTTCCTCTTGCCTCTCTTCTAGTTCTGAGGCTTCATCAGCGATAACTGCGGCTTCTTGCAACTTGGAAGATTCTGCTCTAAGTTCATCTCCTTTCTCGCTCATTTTTCACACCTCAGAAGTTCAGCCCCTGTATTGCGTCAAGAGGAGTGTTAATTGTTATTTTGGCATCGTCAAATATTTCCATGTCATCTAGTAACATGAAAGTTGCACCCCGTTGTTGAGATGCTGCATTAGCCAAAGCGAGACTCATAACCAAGTCGTCATGTGCGCCTACTCCTTCAAATCTACCAGAGTGAGTAATAGAAAACATGGATAATTCCTCTATTATCATATTCGTCACTCTTCTACTAGCGGCATCTCCATACGGTAGATTCAACTTCTCATTCTCGATGTTCATCTGCAAAGACAGAATGATTTCCTGTTTGTTCTTGCGAGTAGTATTGAAATCTCTAACGTTCAAGTCCGAAACGCTTCTCAGTTCTTGCGTGAAGGCTTTAGCAAACGTGTTAGTCTCATACAATATCTCTTCAGGTTGGAATATCTTACCGATGATTTTTATCTTCTCTATGTTTTCCCTGAAGTCCACATTCTTTGCTCTGTCCACATGAACTATCGTTTTGTTCTTTTCATCATCTACTTCTAAGACTGTAATTACATTGTAGTCACCGTCAGTAGAAATCGCAGGGTCAACACCAACATAGTATCTGTATCCCTTGTCCCTACGGTTTCCTAACTTCAGAACGTAATCCTTGTTCTTACATTTCTCAACAAATTCAGGATTGAACAATGCTGTCCCAGTAGAAATTGGAACACATAGATACTCTCGTGTGAACTTGAGTGAACCTATCTCTGCCTTTCTTTGCATAAGCGCATCAAAATCCCATCGAGCGGGCCAAAGGGGTTCATTTAATGAATTTAGACAGGGATACTTCCTAACTGTATACGCTGCGTTATCCTCTAACTGTGCAAATATGTCAGTGTATGTGAAAGGAGTTCCAATCATTCTGAGATTAGAAGTATGGTGAAGCGTTGGTATCATGTCTCCAAAGAACCAATCGGTAACACGCTGAATACCTGAAAGACTGAACTCCTTCAACGGGTCGTCAATGATTATCTCTTGCGGGTGAAGACCACGAATCTGTGAACCAACGGAACGCTCTAGAATCGCGTTACCATTGGTTAGTTGAATATTACCAATAGCCCATCCTCTTGAGGGTCTGAACTTCTTGAGTGCTGGATGATTGAAGTATCTGTCAATCTCCCTCATGTGAACAAGTGTCTGCTTTTGGTTCGATGAGATGTATAGCATCTGATATGGTGGCTCTTGGAATACTAGGTTCCATACTACCCAACAGTGCATGAAAACAGACTTACCGTGGTCACGACTACAGATGATAACTGTGCGGTCAGTCTTCTGCATTGTCTCTAACCATTCTTCCATGTATTTTGGAAACATCATACCGAGAACGTTCTGGAAGAAATAGGGGAATGACGTTTTGGAAATCTCCATGTCCATGTCGGACATGAAGTCCATTCCTTCTATCTCTTTCATATCAACCACTCTGGTTCGTAATTCTTAACGATGCTCCACCACGGAGTCGTCTTTAGTATTCCCCAATCATCACCATACCTTTCTGTGAACTTGTCTACTAATCCAAATGGAACTTGTTCCTTAGCGTCTTCGGGATTCATCTCAAACCCTTGAGCGACATTGTAATCTACCCACGCTTCTTGAGGCATCTTGCTGCTTCTCAACCCAGCAATCTTAGGCTTAGAACCAATCTTCTGTTTTCGATAATCAAGGAGTGCCTTTGCATTACCACCACCTAGACCTGATGGGTGGTCTTTTTCGATTGCTTTCATACCACCAAGCATGGCAAAGTCACCATAATCCTTCCAACCTGCCATACCTACAACAAAGCCATTGTTTACCCTCAAGACCCAGTTATCCAAGTCATACCAATCTGGTGTCTGTCTATCAAATGGGTCTAAAGGAGTCCCAAGTATGTTAGCGAATTTCTCTGTGCTATCATTCCAACGTTGTATGGCCTCTTCCGTAGAAACTTCCTCAAACGTTGGTTTTGCCATTTACTCACCTGAAATTCGCCTTTAGGAAGTAGACGCTTTCAGATGGAACTCCATACTTCTCCCCAACTTGTTCTAGGGAGCCGAATTCATTCACAATGTTCTCAACCTCTACAGCATTAACATCCACGTTGTAGTTCTTCTGCATGGTATCGATAGCAATAGACATGTGGCTGAAGTTATCCAACTTCGATGTATTATAGTAAATTGGCTTTCCAATCATCTTCCTAATGCTATCATGGGCATTCAGAATATCCACTTCTGTCTCGCTCTTCACGATATTGAACGCTTCTCGCATCTCATTGAATCTCTGCAATGCCTTCTTCTGTTCACCTGAAGCACCTCTCATGTATATTGAGTCCGGCCCCTTTGAATTTCTTCTGATATGATTCAACAATGAAACAAATGGTGATGCTGCACTTCTGCTGTTCTCCTTATGCGCATCCTTCCAAGTCTGAGCATCTTCTCCGAATATCTGTGCGCTACCTGCTTCTTGGTTGCCGTTCTTCTTGAGCATGTGATAGTAGTAAGCACCCAACTCTTCCTTCAATCTCAAACCAATGACAGACTTGGCTGACTTACCATACACTCCTCTGACAACAGTATTCAGAAGAGACTTCAATTGTCTTGCAAACTCCTTCTCGTTCTTTGCGTATGCTGGGCTTGAGATGTCATCTAGGATTGTGGATATTTTCTTGATATCCTCCTCATCTACGAAGTCCTTGACAGTTCCTCTTTCCTTGTCGAGAATAGCGAAGAACCCATCATCTTGCTTACCTTTTACAAGATGGCCGAACACCTTCCTAGTAGAATCATTACCTATCACATCTATCTCTTCATCGAATGGTGAGTATATTCCCGAAGGCGGTATGACATAGAAATCAATCACGGCTTCTAACAGGTCATCGAACTCTTCTCTGAAGGTAGATATAAATTCAGTGTCCAACAGAGATTTCTCATTTCCACTTGGAGCAAATATCACATCATACTTGAATGGGTCAACACCTGACTTACCCTCAAAACCACCAGCAGCAGAACTTCTCTCAAGCCCCTTGCCTCTTTCTATGAACCCGACTATGGCTTCTAGGAACTTAGCG